AACAGAAGTCATTCGTGACCCTGATTCATTTGGTGATATAGTAAGAGGTCTTCACGTTTATGGTGCACAAGTACTTAGACCTGAAGCTCTTGCAGGTGCTTTCTATGTAATAGACTAAGCAAACCCGTAAGTGGGGAAGGAATCATGTGTTCGCTTCCCCCTTACACTTTTTAATTTTGGAGATATAATATGTACGGAAAAAAAATGAAGAAAATGGATGGTGGTATGGCTAGAAAAAAGAAAGGTCATGGTGGACGTATGATGTACAAAGATGGTGGAATGCCTAAAGCTAAACCTTGCTAAAATGAAAGTAACAGCACCAAAAGGATACCATTGGATGAAAGATGGTAAAGAACATAAATTAATGAAGCACACCGGTAAGTTTGTTAAACATAAAGGTGCAAGCTTAACAGCTAACTTTGCAGTTCAAAAACAACATAAAAAATAATGGCAACAACATTTCTTACACTAACTAACGATGTTCTTAGAGAACTTAACGAAATTGAATTAACTGCTTCAACTTTTGCTACTGCAACAGGAATTCAAAACTTTGTTAAAAATTCAATTAATAAATCTATTAAAGATATTGCAAACGAAGAACCACAACTTCCTTTCTTTGCAGTTGCAGCTAGTGGAGAAACAGACCCTTTTTATGGTAATGTAACTGTACCTAGTGTTGCAGGTACTAGATGGTACTTGTTAAAGTCTGGCAGTTCTAGTATAACTACAGACTATTCATCCGTTGATTGGGATGATTTTTATTTAACAACAATAAATGTAAGTGGAGAAACAACTCCCTACGTGTCGCAAGGATTAAAATTTATTACATTAGACGATTGGACTAGATATTTAAGAGATGCAGAAAACAACGATGATGCAGATACTCAACAGTATGGACAACCTAAATATGTTATTCGTAGTCCAGATCATCGCAAGTTTGGATTAAGTCCTATACCTGATAAAGTTTATAATGTGCATTTTTATGCATATAGTGCACCTACTGCTTTGTCAGCTTACAGTGATGAAATTGCTTTACCGGACCAGTACTCTAATGTAATAACTGCTAAAGCACGTTATTATGTGTGGCAATTTAAAGAAAGCCCACAACAAGCTGCCTTTGCTATGGATGATTATAAAAAAGGTATGCGACATATGAAATCAAATTTAATTAATCCATCTCCTTCGTATATTGGAGATGATAGGCTTTACTTCTAATTATGGCAGCATCTCAACCTTATACAGTTGCATGTGATGGTGGTTTAGTTAAGTCTGCTAACTCAATAGACTTATTAAGAACTCCCGGTGTAGCAAGAGAATTAAGAAACTTTGAAGTATCTACAGAGGGTGGATACAGACGTATTAATGGTTATCAAAAGTATGGTACTACTAATGCAACAAGACCTACAGGTGGTTCAACAAATATACTAGGTGTTTTTCCATATGCTGATGGAGTTATTGTTACAGCAGGAACTGCAATTTATTTTAGTAATGATGGACAAAATTGGTTAAACATAGGAAGAGCTTCAGTAGCAGGAAGCGGAGATAATCATACAGCATTTACAGGACGTAGTACGCTTACTAGAACTGGACAAGGGCAATGCCAGTTTACATTGTTTGATGGACCAACTTATGATTATGGTCAAGTTATTATTTCAGATGGAGCTAATAAACCTTACATATTTAGAATGGAAGGTACTGGTGCTTTAGCTAGTAGAACATTTTTTTCAGAAGAAATTACTGTAACAGGAACTAAACATGTTAAATATGTTACAACGCATGATAAACATTTAATTGCTGCAGGAGTTGAAGATAATTTAAATACTGTTTATTATAGCTCAACTTTAGACCCGACAAGTTTTAGTGGTACAGGTTCAGGGTCAATAGTTTTAGAAGATCAAATAGAAGGTATCAAAGGTTTCCGTAATGAGTTATTTATATTTTGTACAAACAGTATATTTAAACTTATAAACATAAATGATTCTAGTAACATTGCTATTGTACCAGTTACTAAAAACGTAGGGTGTTTAAGTGGTTATAGTATTCAAGAGATTGGTGGTGACTTAATATTCTTAGCACCAGATGGGTTAAGAACAGTAGCCGGTACAGCAAGAATTGGTGACGTTGAGTTAGGTACTGTTAGTAAAGAAATACAACCTCTTGTAACAGACTTGACAGAAAGTATAAATAGTTATATAATAACTAGTTTAGTATTGAGAGAAAAATCTCAATATCGATTATTTTATACTAATACTTCGTTAGAACAAACGCAACAAAAAGGAATTATAGGAACACTTAGACCTAATGGATTTCAATGGTCTGAAACAAGAAGTTTAGAAGTGACTGCAATTGGTTCTGGATTTGATAATAATAATGTAGAGCGTTATTATCATGGTGATACAGAAGGTTATATATATCAACACGATACAGGCAACACATTTGATGGCTCTAGTATTTTAGCACGTTATGCAACTCCAGATTATGATTATGGAGATTTAGGAACATTAAAGACTTTACATTATTTAAAAGTTTCTGCAAGTGCAGAAGGTGTTGTAGAACCTGACGTACAAGTTAGGTTTGATTATGGTAGTACCGATATACCACAACCACCAAATCCTTTTGATTTAGGAGTAATAGACCCTCCTTCATTATTTGGAGAAGCTTTATTTAATACTAACGTATTCGGTGGAGCAGAAAATCCTTTAATAAGAGTTGCACTACAAGGTAGTGGACACAGTAATAGTTTTACAGTAATTAGTGAAGATACAAAAGCTCCATACACAATTAATGGACTTTATATAAACTACGTACCTTCAGGCAGGAGATAATAAATGGCACAAACATATACACGACAGAGTTCGTTTGCAGATGGAGATACTATTACTTCTGCTTTATTCAATAATGAATACAATCAATTAGTAAACGTATTTGCATACAGCTCAAGTAGTGCAAGTTCTACAGGTCATAGACATGATGGCACAGCAGCTCAGGGTGGTAACATTCATACTATTGGTGACTTAGACTTTTTAAACAAGATTGTCGTAGACGACACAAACAACAGATGGGGAGTTTTTGTCGAAGTCTCTTCAGCAGCAGTAGAACAAATAAGAATTCAAGATGGAGCTATCGTACCTGTTACAGATAGTGACATAGACTTAGGAACAACCGGTGTAAGATTTAAAGATGCTTACATAGACTCAATAACCACTACAGGNAANGTAGCTGTAGGTGGTAACTTAACAGTAACAGGAACAACTACNTTTAATGGTGGTACAATCACTATGGGTGATGCAGCTACAGACAACGTAGTCTTTGGAGCTGACGTAGACTCAAACATTATTCCTGACGATGATGATTCATATGACTTAGGAAGTTCTTCACAAGAATGGAGAAACTTATTTATCGATGGAACAGCCAACATCGATAGCTTAGTAGCAGACACAGCAGATATAAATGGTGGTACAGTTGATGGTGCAGTTATTGGTGGGTCAACTGCAGCAGCTATAACAGGTACAACTATTACAGGTACTGCAATTACTGGTACTAGCTTTGTAATAGGTTCAGCAGATATAAGTGAAGCAGAACTAGAAACAATTGATGGAGTTACAGCAGGAACTGTTGCAGCTTCTAAGGCTATCGTAGTAGATAGCAACAAAGACTTTACAGGGGCTAGAAACATTACATTGACTGGAGAACTTGATGCAGGTTCATTAGATGTAAGTGGTGATGTAGATGTAGATGGTACACTTGAAACAGATGCTTTATCTATAAATGGTACAGCAGTTACTTCAACTGCAGCAGAACTAAACATCCTAGATGGTGTTACAAGCACAGCAGCAGAACTTAATATCCTTGATGGAGTTACTTCAACTGCAACAGAACTAAATTTACTTGATGGTGTTACAAGTACAACTGCAGAGTTAAACATCCTAGATGGTGTTACAGCTAGTGCAGCAGATATAAACCTTATAGATGGTATTACAAATGGTACTGTTATTGCTAGTAAGGCTATTATAACAGATTCAAACAAAGACATTACTGGTGGTAGAAACATAACCATTA